CCTGCCATGATGAGTGCAGTTACCTGCGTTGCCGTGTTGTCTGTTCCGCCTGTGGCGAGGATCATCATTGAGACGAATGATGCCACTGCCGTCCACAGTTTTCTGCTTGTGAGTTTTCTTACCCAGTCGATTTTCTTCATTGCTTTGTCCTCTTGTTATACAATTTGTTTTAGTGCCTGTTCGTTCAGAAAGTCCTTCTGTTCATGTTTGACCTTCTGAGCGTAGTCGAGTGCTGCGTGCATATCCCCATTGCAGTGTGCGTCTGGGATTCTCTGCACCGCTCTGGCTGTCGCTTCTCCGAGTGCCAGGGAAGCATTGACGCAGTTGATGATGCAGAGTTCATTCTTCTCTCGGATCTGCTCTCTGGCATCTACTTCCTTCTGTCGTTCTTCCCGCTCTGCTTTTTCCTTGTCGGCACGCTTCTGTATGCTCTGCTCGATGAGCCAGAAAAAGAAGCCAGTCAGTGCCGATGGGATACTCGCTGCCACGATGATTGCTGTCACATCCATGCGCTGCACCTCCTCTCTAAAAAGACCGCCTTGTCCAGACGGTCCTTAATTCTGATTTAATTTCTCACACCACTTGCATGGGTACTGCGTCATCGGTATGTGGTAATTTGTGCAGTGGGCACAGGTGCCGCTTTCCTTGCAGTCGAGGTCACATTCTTTCATGTGCTTATGGCAGTACCTGCTCCCATGTGCGTGGGTACATTGGAAGTTATTTTGCCTTGGTTTCTGCCTTGTACTTCTCGCCTGTGATTTCCTCGTACTCTGCTTCATCAATAGTTCCCTTCTCCACTCTGACCGCGATCTGTTCCTTTGTCAGCCTGCCTGCGGCATAAAGTCTTTTCAGACTGTCGATTAATACTCTCATTATAACAATCCCTCCTCGATAAGCTGTACGGTGTAATCATCAATCGCCTTGTCGGTATTGATCTGCTTAATGGATTCCAACATCTGGTATTCCGATACAGTGATTTCCCTGCTATCGCACTCCCAGTCGGTGTAGGCTTCCATGCCCTCGGTTGCTTCGTGCTGCACTTTCTTGATGTTCTTTCTCTGGATGTAGATGCCGTCAGCCACAAGCTGCAGCTCCTGCGGCTCCTCGGAGCATCTTTCCTTGGTCCATTCCTTCATGGTTCTGCCTCCTTTTGATTTTTGATATTATTTTCTTAAGCCGGCCACATGGATATAAGGTTTTATCCTGCTCTGGTAACAGTCATATGTGTCCGTGCAGGTAAACCATCCCATGTACGACAGCATGGCTTCGATGTGTCTGTGAAAGTATCCACGGTTCGCTTCCTTTGACCTCTCCATCTTCTTTGCCAACCGTGTTGCGGATAGCATGATGTTCTTTCTGATCAGCGTCTTGGTTCTGTAAAATATAAAACCCATGAAATCCAGTGCCCTACCTATCTTCCGCTTGCCCTTCTCGTAGTAGAATTTGCATACCTGGTAGTTGTGCTTCAGCTTTAATCTGAAACGCTGACCGAGCATCTTCCTTATCTCCACGATGGCTCTCTGGAGGACTTTCTTGCTGCTTGCGAATATGACGATATCGTCCATGTACCTTTGCAGCTTTGGCAGACCGAGCACCTCTGTGATCAGTCGGTCGAGTGGTTCTAAGAGGTAATTTGCCAACCACTGGCTGATGTAAAATCCGAGAGGGATTCCTTTATTAAATCCCTGTAGGCATAATCCGATGATGTATAAAAACCAGTCATCCTTGATTCGGATTGCCAGTTCCTTCATCAGAATTTTCAGCCGGATACTATCATAAAAGTGCCGGATATCCATCTTTGCGAAGCACCGTGTTCCCTTCGGGTCATGCAAAAGCCACCGCTCTATCTGTCTCTTTCCGTAGTGTGCTCCACGCTTTGGGAACGAACCGCAGGAGTATGGATAGGCTGTGGCTGTGATGATTGGCTCTAATACCAGAACGATGATGTGGTGCAGCCATTGTTCATGAATTTCCGGCATATAAATTTTTCGTCTTTTCCCATGTTCGAAGATGATCTTCGGGGTTCTTTTCTTTGGCTTGTATGCCAGTTCCGGGTGTGGGACGTCCACTCCCTCCGGCTTTGTGTTTAGGATCATGTCGTACATTTTCTGCACCTCATTATCGAGGTGTGCGTCTATGTACTGGATCTCTTTTCTCTTGGTTTTTCCTTTGCGTAATTTCTTATATGCTTTCCGAATGACATCATCCTTCAGCATTTGTTGATACAGATATTTGTACTCTTTGTGACCGTGTTTCGGTTCATTACGCAGATGGATTTCTGTGTGTGTTTTTCGCATTCTGCTGAGTACTCCTATAAGATATTTTTTCTTCTATCTCCTACGCACGGCAGGTGCGACCGCTTTACCGTGCGTCCTGTGTCGGACTCATTTCCACTCATCTTCCCAGTAATGGTGAGTAAACCTTGTTTCAAAGGTCAGCGGTGTAGGAAGCAGGACTGCTTTGGGTTGTTATTCCGTTTAAGATAGAATAAGGCGCCCCCGATGTTCCAGTTGGCATTCCCGGCAGTGTTGTTCACATTCAAGTAGCGCAAACCATCATTCGTACCGTTGTTGCAATTACCGAACCGAAGGGCGACCGCCCGAGGTGACGCAGTCCTGCGCCCCTGTTATTCTTCCTTACGCTATTAAAATCCGATTTTGTTCCACTGGGGGAATTCTGCTAACGCAGACCCCCAGACCCCCTATCACGGTGTCTTGCTTACGCTGCGACCCCGACAGGTGGTAAAAGAAGGACGGCGGCCCCGAGGTGCCAGTAGGCAGCCCCGGCAGTGTCGTTCACAGTCACGTAGCGCAAACCATCATTCGTACCGTTGTGGCAAGGACCGAACCGAAGGGCGACCGCCACAATCTCGACATTCTGCCATAATCCGTCACAGCCGCCAGTGGATGTGCTTCCCTTGCACGGATGAACCGGAACTGCTCCGAAGCCGGGAACGGTCTGATACTTGTGCGGATAGAAAATACCGTATTTCTGTGTGCTTCCATCACTCTCGAACATCTTCGGAAGGCTGATGCCTGTATCCTGGTACTTCGCTCCGGTCACATCGTAGGTGTAGTTCTTGCTGACCTTGTATCTGCCGTTCACGAGCAATGTGTACGGGTCACGCATCCACTGCTGATATGTTCCAAGGACGATGGAGTGGAAGATCTTGTTGAGTGACTTCGCATCCTTGATTCCGTAGAACTGTCCGCCACCTACGACTGCGTTCTGCTTCACTCCGTTGGTCGGCGCAAGGCTCGCGTCGTATCCGCTTGAATTTCCATAGCCGTATGCTTCCTGTGAGTTCGTGCTCTTTGCGAACATAATCAGAAGGTCAGTGATTGTCTGAACAATTCCGCCACCGAGGAATGCTGCACGGCTTGAGAAGTTTGCGATTGCGGTATGCTCTTTGTCCGTGGTGTTATTGTAGCAAGGCTGCAATCCTGCCAGAGACACCATCTTTGGTGTGGAGGTATCTGCTCCGAGGATTGAACCGTAAAACATCGGAATCCATACACCCTCCAGTACATTGTTGCTCGGGTCTTTAAATCCGACAGGCTCGAAACCGTCTCTTTCCCTCATGGAGAATTTAACGACACGATCATTGCCGAGCATATACTCCTGCTTGTAAATCTTGGCAAGCCACGAGAACGCTCCGCCGTTGTAGCTTGTGTTGGAAACATCCGAAGCAGTGCCATCCTCTTTCTTGGTGTAGTCGTTCTCATCCAGTCTGTAGTCCGGTGTTCCGTCTGCCCTTACCATCCACGGCTTATTTGCCACGATGATTGGGAAGTCCGCCCAACTGTTGAGTGTCATTGTTCCGGTGTCCTTGTTGAGTGAAATCGGAGTGAAGTCTTTATTCTGTCCGATGTATTCGATTCGTGCTGTCGGACTTAAAACATCCATGTGCTCAATAAAGCCATAGATTCCGTCTGCGGATAAAATCGCATAGCACTTGTCGAGGGTTTCCTTGTCTGCGATGTATGTCTTTCCCATTATTCCTCTACCTCCTCGTAGTATAAAAGTCCTTTATCCACACCAAGCACATACTTATCCCCAGTGGTCTGGTCGTAAAGGTACATACTGTTTGGTGTTACGATAGTTACATCTGTTGCGTTGGCGACCTCGGTTAAGAAGTCCATGGTAATCGTGGACGGGAGGAGGTTGTTGTAAGCGGGCATATAATCCCACTGGTTTGCGACTCCGACTGCCAGTGCATAGAGGATTTCCCCCTCGTCCGGGTCCTGTGCATAAATGCCGACCTCTTTCACGTAGTAGCCATTCTTAAGGTTTCCGGTGTCCTGCTTATTTGTGATGATAAATTTCACATATACATTGGACTGGTTCTGGGTCGTCACTGTGATCAGTGCGAACTCCTGCTTCTTGGATTTGAGAGCAGTTCTGTTTGTGAGTGCTTCGCCATCTGAATATGATCCGTCTCCGGTTGCGGCCTTGGTCAGTTTGATTGTGCATCTTCCTGCCTGTGCCTTGGCGAGCAGGGCGATTCCTTTGGCTGTCAGCACTGCTTCTTTGAATACTCCTGCCATCGTTGTTCCTCCTTTATGTTGTTATTTTGGAATGTGATGCCATTCCCACCGCCACCCTCGGCACAGTGCCGTGTACGCTTGTCTGTGTTCGCTGTGCTCCGTTTAGAATTGTGGTCTTGGTGTTTCTTACCACTATCGCTGCAAAACCGCTCACACCGCCCAACAGCGTGCCTGTGCGTGGGTTGACATTATTCCCGATAGTCTCATGCGGGGAACTTACTGCACCTGAGGCAGCGTTCCCTTCCATGCCAATATCTCCAGTGCGTCCTTCCGGGTGGTTTGTTACCGTTCTGGACGGTGCGGAGGTTACGGCTGATGCAGCCGTCTCCTGCATGGTGTAATCGTTTGTGGTCTGGTGGTGGTTCAGCACCTGTTCTTTCGGACTGCTGACCACCCCGGATGCCACTGTCTCATGCATCTCCATTTCTCGCTCCACCAGTATCCTGCGGATATGGGAGCGGGTGTTCTTTACTCTCTGAATGATGGAGAGGAAGTAATTTACCATTTCCTCTGTCATTCTGGCATTGGTTATGATGTCGAATGTTCCGGGGGTGTATGGACCCTCGGTGTAATCGAACCATTCCTCTGTCCTGCCTTCCCCGAATACAACCTCTATCAGTTCTGATACCGCACTCGGAGTTCCTGCCTTGGTGTGCCACAGGAGCGTCCTCTTTATGATGTTGCGTTTGGTTTCCAGATTCATGCTCTCCTGGTAGTATGGTGTCCTTAATTCCACCGCCAGTACATCCAGTATCCGCTCCGGCAGTTCATCAATGACTGCCATAGTTCTGGTATGCGCTGCCAGCCGGAGCATCCTCTGGTGTTCCTGCTGCACTGCGTAGGATATGCAGTGCACCTCAGTGCTCTGTGCTATCTTCCATGGCAGGAGGTCTGTGATCTGTCCGTCATATAAACTAATCATTCTCAACACCTCCGTATGTCACGGTCTGCGTTCCTATCCTTGCGACACTGGTATCCGGCACGGTCGTAAATACCGGAGAGGTTATCTCCGCCCTCTTTGCTCCGGCTGCCACGATCCGTTTCATGAGTTCTGAAGGGTTGATATCTCTGCCGATGGTTCTGGTCTGCCATTCGATGTAGTCAGCCACCGCCTGTGCCACCTCCGCCTGTATAGTTCCTGCCTTGGACTGGTCACTCAAATTTACATAGTATGTGAATGCAATGTTGAATTTGACCGTCTCCGGTGCGAGCACGGTTACCTTGTCGGTAAGCGGGCGGATGTTTTCATCCTGCAGGTATGCTGCCACTCCGTCTATGACAGTCTTTGTCGGGAGTTCTCCGTTCGTCATAATGAAACGAATTTCTACCTCTACCGGGTTCGGACTGGTTACCTTTACATCTCCGATGGTCTGGCTGTAGGTCTTTGTCCAGTATTTGTATGCATCGTCCGGTCCTGCGACACTGTATCCGCTTGGTGCGAGGAATATCCTCTCTGCAAGGCTCTCGTCTGATTCGAGGTCTGCTCCACCGCTTGTCTTGGTCGTGTTGCTTACGCTCTCCACATACGGTATCAAATCAACCAGTACATTGACCTGCCCCGGCAGCAGTTCGTTTCCGTCCACTCCGTTCTCGGTGCAGAGTGCCCTCACATCTACATAGGTTTCCCCTGCGGGGATTTCCTCGTATCCTACTGTGGCGAAGTAGTTGAGGTTGCCGTCCGTGACCTTTGTTCCTTCCGGTATGCCTACGGCTGCAGGCCGCTTCTCTGAAAGAGTGAACCTCAGTGTTGTTTCCGCAGGGGACGGCTGCTTTCTGGTTACTCCCCTGCCTGCTCCGAGGTTGTCGAGGAATTCGCCGTAGGAGTATTTGATTAAGTCCTGCTTTCCGGCTCTGTCTATGTACTGTTCGTCCTGGTATAATTCCAGTGCGATGGCATATAGCATGATGCGGTTCGGATCTGAAGGAGAGAGCGTTATCTTCTGTCCTGTGATGCGCTTCCATTCGCTCTCAAAGTTTGCCACCATTCTTGTTTTCATTGCTTCCAGTGTGTCATTGTCAATGAACGACACCTCTGGGAGGTCTTTTACGCTTTGGATTGTGTCAGACATTTGTTATTACCACCTCCGCCTGCAACTGCCCATCCTCATTGAATGAGAAGTTGATATCTTTTACTGTTACCCTTGGCTCGTACCGGTCCGTCTTGTCGATGATCTCCACTGCGAACTGGCTCTTTGCCACATCCATCGGCATCCCTACGAAGTCCGTGTTCAGACCGAATTCCCGGTCAAGTGGGCACGTTCCCTCTGCCGTCTGGTATAAGCATTCCAGACATCTTTTAATATCTGCGATGTCCCCGCTTGCGTAGTCAAAGGCTACGGTTATGTGTTTTAAGTCTATTGTCATTCCGCTGCCCTCCCTACAGATATTCTTCCAATGAAAGATTGACATCCATCTTCTGGATTTCCCCAGTACCCATAACAATAAGGTTTGACTGGGTAGCCTGTGTGATCTTCCACCTGTTCGGCCCTACGGCATGGTTTCCGATGACCAGTTTCTCCACTCTTCCCTGTTGCACTGCTTTTGTGATTTCGTGGAATGTTTTCCATGGCTTCACTCCATGCTGTGCGTTCAGTACGACCTTGAATTGTACGGTCATCAGTTCTGGGTTGAGGAATTCTGACTGCGGCTTTTTCCCGATGCGCTCATGCTTCGCCCAGTTTGCCGATATGGTTCTCTGGTAGTCTGTGAAGTTGAGGATTCTGCTGTCGCTCGTTTCAAAGACGATCAGTTTTCCAAAGTTTCCTATTCTTCCCATCCCATCAACCTCCCAGTGCCTTTACTCTTTTTTCCAATGCGTCCAACTGTGCCTGCAGGGACGGCTTTCCTTTTGTCCTGGCTGTGTCATCCTGCAGGTTGGATATCCCGGTCTTGTTATCATCAATGTCCGAGAACGCATCGTTTATCTGTTCCAGTGTCACATACGGCTTGTCCTCGTATCCGTACCCTTCGAATTCTATCTTCGGGGCACGCAGGATTATTGTCTGCTTCTTTTCTGAATAGGACATGACTGCTTCATTCACATTGTTGCTCATCTCCTGCCGGAAGATGCCTGCGCCACCCTCATGTGGTGTGTTCGCTGAATTATACACCGGTCCGAGTATGACCCCGGACACCGTGCCGTTGGAAAAGCAAGCCACGACCACGAGGTCGTCTACCTTTGGTATGTTGTACTGCAGGGCGAGGAATGGAAGCTCGCTTGTCACGGAGTCGTCTCTGTCCTCATACACCACTCTGGCTTTCCCTGCTGTGTAATTGATTGAGGATATCTTCCCCAGTCTGATTGTCGCTGCTGCCATGCTCTCCACCTCCTTAGTTTGGGTTTATCCATGACCCCGGCACTCCTGCCTTGGTCGTTAGATTCAGCATACCCTGTGAAATGTTGAATATCGTATATGTTCCAGGTCGTCTTGTACCTGTCGGGTGTCCTCCAGTTACCTTGCCTGCCAGTGCTTCGGCTGCGGTGTAGTAACCCTTTTTCGTAGTTGTCAGTGTGTACTTTCCGCCCTTTACCGGTGTCTGCGTTCCTGTGGACTTCGTTGCCGTGGTAGTCGCTGTGGAGGACTTTGTCTCCGTCTTTGACTTCTTTGCCACAGCCTTGGTAGATGATTTGGCATCCGTGAAGCGATCCGCCACTCTCCGAAGGTCGAGTTTCTGCTTACATCCTCTTCCGATATCCCATGTGACCTTTTCCACATAGTACTTGCCGTCCAATTTTCCGAAGCCTTTTATGGTCACGCAGGAGGTCGCTATGATCTTCCTGTTGGCTCTGGTCATTGTTACTGACATGGTTGTGTCGCCCTTGTTGGCTTCATTGATTTTTGCCAGTGTAATGCGCTCTGCTTCCGATGCGTTGCTCGCTGCATCCGTGACCTTCAGTATCCTGTTTCCGCCACCGACCTCGACCTTTATCGTCTGGTTCTTATCATTGTTGGTGTACTCATATTTCGCCCCGGTGTAGGTTCTGCACAATTTTGTGTTCCATGACCAGTTCGGTTCTATGTTCTGTTCCGTCAGCGTTGCCACTGATTTCTTTTTCTCATAGGTGGCTTCGTTAAACACCACGATTTTGTTTTTATATATCTTCATGGCGAAGCCGTAGAGTTTTACCAACTCGTTATAGAATGAGCAGTCATCCTTCTCGCTCTGCTCCACCTTTTCTATTGGTATCCTTGGTGCTTCATAGTACAGTTTGATGCCCGCCCGCTTTGCGACTTCCTGTCCGATATTCTCCAAGGTTGTTTTCTCATATGTTTTTGTTCTCTGTGTTTCCTTGAAGCTGCTGTCTGCCGGAAGTGCCAACGCTTCCAGTTTCAGCTTGACTGGTGTTCCAGAAAAACTGAAATCATCAATCACAAAAGACCCGCAGCTTAATTTCTGTGTATCTCCCTCTTTGCTCCAGTTTTTCATAATAATCGTGGCCGCCATAGTGTCTCCCTTGCTTGGAAACCATGACTTGATCCACTTCCTGTCTCTGTCATTGATGTTGAGGGAGAGGCTGTCGCTCTCTCCCGATGCAACATCTGTGTAACTGAATGACTGGAGGTACTCTGCGAGTTTGGTATCAATCCGCTTTCCGTTATATGAAACGGAGGCGGTTGCTTTCCTTGGGTCCATGCTTAATCCCTCCATATTGGCAGATCTTCGTCTACCTCATCTGCCAGTTCCGGTGTGGCGAGAGTGACCCCGCCCGGGAATACCAGGTATTCCAGTAACAGGCGGTTGTTCTCCATGAGGTATCCTGCGTACTTCTCATCTCCGTAGACCTGGTACGCTATCTTATCCCATGTGTCGCCCTGCACCGTTTCGTATGTGCCTGCCATTCTCTCGCCTCCTTAGAACCTCTTTCTGTCGTTGTCACGCTGCCACTGCTCCATCATTTCATTGAATTCTGCTTGTGACATACGCTCTGCTTCCACCAGATCATCCTTCGTAGGTGCTGCGCCGTTGAAGTTATATACTGGTGCGTAGTTTATTGGTGCTCCGTTTGCTGTCGCAGGTTGCGGTTCGTTTCCACCGCCACTCAGTCTGTCGAGCAGACCGGATATTGGTGTCTGCGTGCTTCCCTGCATTGCTGCCCCGACATTATCCACCAGTGCCGACAGTGCGTTGCCTGCGCCACCGTTCTGGCTCTCTGCGAGAATGCCTTTTAGGATGGTCGTCATTTTCTCCCATAACTGGGAAAGAGGCACAATTGCTTCTGGTCCTGCTTCTCCGCCTGCCATTAAGTTTCCGCTTTCCGGATTGATTCCGAATGCGGTAGGCTGCGTCATAATACCACCATTTTTGTACCATTCGATTGAGAACTTAGGCAGTGAGCCTTTTCCTGCGATACCGTATGGTGCTTGTCCTCCACTTACACTGATGTGTGGGAGGTTGAGGTGCGGCAGTGACCACTTGAAGTTAAATGCTCCCTTGATTTTGTCCAGTGCTCCGGTTACCACGCTTTTCGCTGCTTCCAGTTTGTCACTGAATGCCTGCTTGATATTCCCAAGGACATTCGTGACGGCTGTTTGGGCTGCGTTCAGTTTGTTTGTGAATGCACTTGTAATGGAGGATAATTTTCCTCCCGTCAATGTATCCACGGTGCTCATCACACTGGAGAAGGTGCTTTGTACTCCTGCCATTGCTCCTGCGACCACTCCCTTAATGCCTCCACCTGCGCTGTCATACGCAGATTTCATGGCATCGAGTTTTGCCCCTACATTTGCTCTGGCTGTTTCCATGAGGTTTCCGGCTGTGTCTTTGACATTGTTGAATGCTTCCGAAACGCTCGCCTTTACCTCGCCCATCTTGGATGTGAACTTATCCTTGATGGCTGATAACTTTCCGCCTGTCAGATTGTCTATGAATGTGTATCCGGCTGTGTAATATCCTTTGACACCCTCGACCGCTGCGGCTGCTACACCCTTGATTCCGCCACCGTGTTGCTCGTATGCGGTTTTCATGTTGTTCAGCTTTTCGCTTACAGTGTCCTTGGCTGCCTGTAATACTGTACCTGCCGTCTGCTTCACATTGTTCCAACATTCGGACGCTTTTTCTTTAATTGCCGTCAGCTTTCCGCCTGTGGCTGTGTCTATGGCATTAAATGCTCCGGTTACTACACCCTTCAGTGCGTTCAAAGGAGCGAGTGCCAACGATTTCAGCGCATTAAATGCTCCGAGGAAGATGTTTTTCAGTCCATCCAGTGCCCTGCTCCAGTCTCCGGTAAATACCCCGGCTACGAAGTCAATGATTCCCTGGGATACCTGTTTCACTCCGTCAATTACTCCCTTGACGGTTGTCCACCATCCATCAAATACACCCTTGATAAATTCGAAGGCTACCGGGAATTTATCTTTGAAACCGTCCACCGCATTGCAGACCGCATCTTTCAATGCGGAGAACTTTGCGGAGATCCACTCTCCGAGTTGCCCTGCCTTTTCCTTTACCGTATCCCAGTTTTTATACAGTAATACACCGATAGCGATTACTGCTCCGATTGCCAGAATTACTAAGCCAATCGGACTGGTTAAGAATGTAAACGCTGCACCCAGTGCGGTCGTTACCGCTGTCGCCGCCGTGCAGACCACGTTCCATGCGGTTGTGGCTGCTGTTTGTGCCCATGTTGCTGCTGTGGATGCTGCTTTCACGATTGCGTCCTTGGCATATAGTGCGTTCAGATACAATGTTTCCGCTTTATCCTTTATCTTGGCTACCCGAAGCAATGTCATTGCCTTGGTAACCTTTGCGATCTCTATCGCTGTTTTCGCAAGTTTAAATCCTGCGATGGCTGTCGCCAGTGTGGTCACGGTAGGTATAAAACCTTTCCATTCCACGAATTTGTCGAGTACATTTGCCGCTGCGCCCAGTACATCCAAGAGTGCCCCGACCAGTGCCGGAAGTCCTCCGCTTACCAGACTGCTTGCATCATCACTTGCGCCCCCGAAGGCTTCCGAGAATTTCTGCTGCAAATCTGATAACAAATCCATGATTGCCTGTAGCTGTGGCTCATGCTCTGCGATTGTATCTTTTAATCCGCCCAGTGTTGCTTCGGCGGTGCTTTCTATCCATCCAATGAATGACTGGAAATCATCCCACAGGTTTTGGATCACTCCAAGGAATGTCTGTACGCTTCCGGGCAGTTCTACACCGAAATCTTCCGACAGTGTTGACGAGAATGCTTCGGAGAAACTCTGACCGTCCACTATCTTTCCGACAAAATCCAGAACACCGCCTGCCATCTGACCGACTCCGTTCATGAATTCTTGGATTGGTAGTTTCTGAATGAGTTCGCTGAACCCTGCCGTAATATCCGGGATTTTCAATGCCACCGCATCTATGATCTGCATCGCATACGGTCCGAAGTCCTCTACCATGCTTATCTTTAGGTCGCTGATTGCCGACTGGAATCGTGCCAGTGCGCCTTGTAATGTTCCGGTCGCTGTTGCATCCATTGCATCCAGTGCGCCAGTTGAATTGTCGATTGCTCCGGCGAGTTCATCCCATGCTGATGCAGAGCCGTTTACTCCCTCTTTTACTCCGTCCAGTAAGTAACCAAACTGTGAGTAGTAGTTCGTTCCGGCAATTGCTGACATATAGGAGTTTTTCTGCTCCTGCGTCATTCCTGCCATTGCACCGTTTAAGTCCACGAGGATATCCCTCATGTTCCTCATTTCCCCGGAACTGTCGTAAACTGCGACACCTAAATCCTTGAATGCCTTTTGCGCTACATCCTTGGTGCTGATTCGTACAAGCATTGAGTTCAATGCTGTACCTGCTTCACTGCCCTTGATACCGTTGTTCGCCAAGATTCCGAGTGCTGTGGAGGTTTCCTTGTAGTTCATACCTGCGGCTCTGGCTGCACCACCGCATCCGATGAATGCATCCATAAGGTCCGCCGCCGTTGTATTTGCCTTGTTGTTGGTTGTTACGATAACATCGAGGTATCCCTGTAAGTCATCTATTCCAACTCCCATGGCACTCATGGAGTCTGTTACCTGGTCACTGGTGGTAGCAAGGTCTGCCTGCGTTGCTTCTGCGAGTTTAAGCACTGGTGTTAAGGCTGCGGTACTTTCTTCCACATTCCATCCCGCCAGTGCCATATATCCCAAGGCATCGGCCGCCTCCGAAGCCGTGAAGGTTGTCGCTTTACCTGCTTCTCTGGCCGCAGCAGACAGTTTCGCATAATCGTCCGCAGATGCCCCTGCGATAGCAGAGGTGTTTGCCATTGCCTGTTCAAATTCCGCATACTCATCAACCGCACCGGATATGAAGTCTCCGACCTTAACGGCTGCGAATGCTGCGGCTGCCACTGCTGCGGCTTTCTTAGCAACGCTCGCTATTTTGTTTAATCCGTCCTCGGTTACTCCGAGACTTTGCTTGAAAGAGTTTTCGACCTTGCCTGCGATTTTAATGGCGAGTTCCTGCTCTTTGCTGCTGCTTGCCAATGTCTGCCACCTCCTCGGCTATTTCCCGCAATTCAAAAACGGACAGAGATAGAAAGAAATCTATCCCGGTCCGTAATGTCATTGATAACTGTATTGCGAGTTTCCGGAGGTTTGCACCGTCAGTTGGACTTATTCCGCTCCGTAGAAAAAAGCTGTCACACGGTTCTTGACCTTGACTGCTTCCTTCGGGTGTAATCCCTTGAAAAATTCCACCGGAAGTTTGGTTGCCTTGGCAGCGATGATGCACGCATACTCCAAGGACATTTCCGGGAGGAATGTGAATGATCCGGTTCTGTCCAGAATCTTATTTGCTGCGATCATGTCCGCTGCTGTCAGATTGTCCAGTCCGCTCAGATCGATTTTGTCATAGGTTTCGCCCTCGAATGTGTACGGCTTATTAAAAACTACCGTATACTCGTTCTCGATCACTTCTCCGTCTTTGTCCAATACCTCTACTGCTACCTCTGTTTTCTTTGTCTCTTTTTCCATCTTGCTCGTCCTCCTTGATTAACACTGCTTTCTGATTTTTGCCAGTAAATCCACACCATTGACCTTGTAAACGTTGTTGATCTTGTCAAGTTCGATTCTCTGCTTTCCGTCCAACTCAATCATGATATATGTGATCTCCACTGTCACTGCTGCGTCCATCGCTCCGCCCTGCTTCACGGTGCCGCCTGTGAGTTTCTTCTGTCGTCCACGGACAACTACTCTCATTCCCTTATAGTCAATACCGCCTGTGCTCTTGACTGTGAACTGCTCACTGGCTCTGAGTGTCAGATTCAGCGAAGTTGCCGGGGACATGAGTTTGAATGCGTCCTCATCGAGGATGCGGAACGGAATCTCCAGTTCCATGCTTCCGAACTGTCCGATGATTACTTCCTCGATCTCTCCAAGGATACCGGGACCGCTCAGTGTCTCGGTCATTCCCTCGAAGTCCGGCAGGGAGATTTCCCCTGTCAGACCCACGAGTGCTGTTCCGTTGTTGTAAAGGTTGAAGTTATTAATAACTCCGGGAATACCTAATGCGCCCATTCTTATTCACCTCCGTTTAATGCTGCGGATAACATATCCGGGTCAAATTCCAAAATGTTGAGGATATCCTCTGCAGGTACATACGGTGCGAGGTACTGGTGGAACTGAATCTTGCCGTTGAGGATGTCCGTTACCGGGTTTTCGTCCTCGCTGAATTCAATTCTCGCCCCTGCACACTTGCCCTGTGATACATAGGAGTTTCCTCTGATGTTCTCGCTGTCTACGATGGACTCGATGAGACGGTAGTTGCCCGGTTCATCGACCTTCTGCTTGTAGGTCAGAATGAAGCTGTTGCCCCACCATGAGAAAAATCTACGGCAGCAGAACCATCTGTCTTTCGGGTCTGTATTCGCCGGATAGCACGCTGTGTTGTTGCCCCATGACTTCCATCCGGAATCATTGATTGCGGTAATGATTCCCTGTCCGTTTAAGAGGTTCGCCTGCGGCTGATCCAGTGTTACCTCTGTTCCATCTTCCAGACAGAGACCAGTAATTCCGATCAGCTTATTGGAAGGGGAGAGGTTCGGCACATCATCGTTGCTTGCGTCTGTGTACGCTGTCAATGCTCCGAAGATAGCGGAATATGCATACTGCTTCGTTCCGACCTTTACCTGCGGCCAGAGAAGTGCTGCGTGCTTGTTGGTGTATTCGTTCTTATTCTTCCAGTCATTGCAGTCTGTGTACTTGGTTGCTTCTGCGGTGTCGATATCGAGGATGCATTCGCAAGTGAATACTCCGTTGATTTCCTCGCACTTTGCTGCAAGGGCGATACCTACATTCGGCTTCTGCGTCCATCCTGGTGCTAAGAGCAGACCCGGTGTCATGCTGAATTTCGGATAGATGTGGCGGATTAACTCCATACCAGTCTCTGCTCCGGTGCTTGCATTGTATCCACCGATGATGTCGCTCTCTGTTACGGCAGTCGGGTCGATGCTTGTGCTATTGACTGTGAGGGTCTTGGCTGATGCACCCTTGCCTCCTGCGGTTAATGTGATCACAAGGTATCCGTCATCATCGAATGTCGTGATGTAGTCCGTTCCGGCTGTGAGTGTGGCTTCGTTTGCCTTTACCTCTACGGTATCTGCGAGGATGCCTGCCACCTTTACTGTTGCCTGCATTTTCTCCACATTCACGGTCTGTCCCTCGTTTGCTTTCTTGTGTTTCTTCGGGTCGAGCACATTGATTAAGATAATCGGTGCGACATTGAGAACACGGAAGCAAGCGTCCATGCTCTGGCAAAGCGTGTAATTCTTGAAATCGTCACTGTATCCAACCTGCTCCACGGCTTCACTGAAACTGTAGGCGATCATCGGTACATTGGTTGCCTTGTACGGGTCGGCTGCGAGGTTCACAGGTGCTGTTCCGATGATTACCTGCAGTCCGGCTGTTCCTGTAACGGGTACGACCAGGCTCGTTGCCTGCTCTTTTACCCTTACTCCATGATTGTAAGCCATTGCTTTTCTCTCCTTCCTTAAGCCTTATACTCGGCTGCTTTTTTATAAAATACATAAGCGGCACCGCTCTGTGATGCGATGTCTGCGTTCACGGCCGCCAGATTGCTGATCGGCACGACCAGATTGTAAATCGCAGGTTCTTTCTCCATTGCGGTTTTCAATCCGTCCGGCAGTCCGTTGTTGAAGAACTGATTGTGTGTTGCCACTCCCAGAATTGTCGGGCCGGCATACACCATCGTTTTCTGTGTCTTGGCTACCGTCTTTGCTTCCTGCTTGGCTTCCGCCTGCACTGCTTTTGTCTTTGCTTCGCTCATGCGAATCTATCCTCCTTCCTTATTGCTGCTGTTGCAAATGTCATGCTCGCTGCTCCGAAGAAGTAAGGGAATGATTCTTCGTCCTGCAGTGCCCAGTCGAATGGGTGCTGCTCATCATTCATAAAATAGAATTGCTTTGCGAGCATTGGTTCTTTCATGAACCGTTCCTGTATCTTCTGGATGATTCCAAGGACACCCTTGTGTCCGTTGTTTCCTGCGTCATCGTCAAAATATCCGATCAGCAGTGTGACGAACACTTCCTGCGGTTCTACACCGCCCTTGACTTGCCCTGTTTCCACTCGGACGATCACATACGGAATCGGGTCCGGTGCATCTTCGTCCTGTCTGATGGGGAGGTTCTGCTCATAGACATTCATCTTGATGTACTCCCCTGCGGAATCCTTGAAGAGGTCATCCCTAAAAATAACCCCTATTTCCTTTACAAGTTCTTCCTGTAAAATCTGCGCCGTCATTTACTTGCCTCCCAGTATTTTGTCGATCTGCTTCTGGATGTTCTTTTGCAGGTTCTTTTCTATGTTCGGCTTCACGATGCCATATACCTTGGCTTCGTTCCCTACCATGGTAGGAATGGACGGACTGAGTAATTTCTTAAGCGGCAGCCTTGATGTTCCTTTTCTCTGAACTACAGAAACATGACCACTTCCGAATTTGGTAATAAAAGCCTTGAGGTTGCCCTTTTGCAGGCTTTTCAGTCCGCTTGCTTTCAGTACCTTACCTCTGGCCGCATCTGTTGAAGTATTGTCTTTGTACTTGAAGTCCGCCAACTCATTCACTGCCCCTGTAATTTTCAGAGTGGCTGTCGGATTGGATGCTGTTGCGTTCTTCTGTGCGATAGCTTTCTTAAACCTCGGACTCTTTACCGCATAGGTTTCCTTGGCTTTGTCAGCCAGATCCTTTTTGGCATCTCTGGCGGTAGCATTCACGGCATTCTTCAATGCCTGCGGTGCTTTCGCTTTCATGTCCTTCAGTTTCAGTTCTATCCTCTGGAGTTGAGTCTGGTCGACTTCAAACTCTATCATTCCGCTCTGCAATCCCATTACTTCGTCCTGTTAGCCTCCATGGTTATTGTGTATACTCCGCCCTCGTCTGTGGAATCGGTTACCATGTACCTCTTTCCATCAAAGACAATCTGCCGACCGATGGCGGGAAGTGATCCGAAGTCATCCGCCTTGACATAGATTAGTTTCTGCTTCACATATACACCGTCCATGTTGGATTTCATCTTCTTTTCTCTTTCGATGATCTCATTGTCATCTACGAGAACCGGGATTTCTTTTCCGTCCACGGTGTGCATATCTGCGAATTCATCCACATTCATGAAGGTGTTATTCACATCGTCCTTCATGACTTCTTTGAATGATTTTCTAACCATTCTTTTTCGCCCCTTTACTTCGGGTCGGTGTCTTTGGCACTCTGCCGACTACATTCTCCGGGGTTTCTCCGTTCTTGGATTCCCCTGCCAGTCCTGCTGTGGCGGTGGCAGGAGTCGCTTTCGCTTTCTCCTGCTTGCCTTCGCTCCACACGGCTGTTCCTGCGTCAAGCCATGCCTGCACCATTGATTCATCGTCTGCCGGGAGGCTGTCTCCGACTTCATACTGGTGTGATCTGTAAAGGATAGGGTATGTTGCTACCAGTTCCATGGCTGCACCTCCTTATCCAATTTTTACAAGTACCTTTGCGTCTCCTGCGGCCGCTGCCTTGGCTGCGAAACCTGCAGGTGTGTATGCGACCTTGCTTCCGCTAGTCTCTCCGTTGTTCGCTGCGTCTGTGATGCCTGTCTTGTCGAAATAAACAGGCTGTCCGAATGTGATCTCGTTCGTTCCAGTCTTATCGAACTCAAAAACACCGCACACATGAAGGTCGCCTTCTGCTCCGGGTGCGATGTCAGTTCCTGCGATACCCACTCTGCCAGTAAGTTCTACGACTGTATTGGCTTCGATGGTGGATGATCCAGTATTTTTATAATCGAGGGTTTCCCCTCTCTGCCAGTAACTTGCTTTGCTCATGGCTGCATCCTCCTTCTGTTATGCTAACTCAATCGGGTTCTTTACTTCGATACCAGGGTTCTTGATTGCTCCACGGTAATCCATGACGCTGATACCCCAGTCGAGGTAGATATCCCATACGAATCCCAATGTGCCCGGAGTCTCCATTCTTCTGATTGTCGGGATCTCCTGTCCGTTCAGATAGTCAACCTCGATGAAGTCTGTGTCGTCCTTTGCTCCAAGTAACCACCAAGGCATTACATTTCCAAAACCACCGCAGAGTGCGTTGATTGTAGGATCTTCCACTACCGTGATGCTGTCCTTGTATCTGTAGAGCGGGTTCACTGCCTGTGTGTTGCCGGATGTGCTGATTGTCGGGCTGTAGAACAGCGTGTACATATCGAACATATATCCGCTCGGCACGATAATGATTGCAGGTCTGATGATAGTTGCTTCTCCGAACTGGTCTGTCTGGTTCTGGAGTGCGAGGATCATTCCCTGCACGGCTTCCTTCGTGATTCCTGTACCCTTTGCCAGTAAGTTGGAGTGTGCGCTGCTGAATAATGCAGTACCGTCATAAATCGCCGGGTTGTTTACGAGGATCTGGTAACACTGCTTATTCTGGGTCTTTCTTGCGCTCGCTGCGTACTTGGCAGGAATTCTGGTTACAAGATCGATATCATCGTTGATGAATGCCTGTCTTGTAAGCGTGAACTGGCGACCGTATGTTTTCAGCTTTCTGGTCGGGAGTTTCTCATCTCCGAACACATCATGCTTTAACTCTCCACCCTCCGGCACTTCGAGGAACTCGCCTACCGGTCCTGCTAAGTAGTTGTTGTCGTGGGTCTTGAAGTCCTTAAGAGTTCCCTTCTTTGTCCACTGGTCGAATGTTACGGCTACAGTCTTGTGTCCTTCCACATATGCCTTGTTGATGGCATTGTCGAGGATAGCAGGGAACGCTGCTGTCGGATTGTAGAACTGTCTCTGTAACATACCGTAGAGTTCATCAGAGGATCTTCTGTTAAGTCCGGACTGTCCTTCATTGGTCAGACACTCAATGGCTAAGTCACGGAGTGTCATTCCCATCATCTGTCTTGCACCGTCTGCCGGGTTCTGGAGTTCCATTCCGCTTCTCATCACGATAGCGTCCGCTGCTGCCGCTCTGAACTTGTCCTCGGCACTTTCTGTGATACTCACTCTGCCGTTTGCCGGAATCGGTGCGCCATGCTGTCTTACGTGCTCCAGTGCTGCTTCTCTCACGGAGTCAAGTGTCGCACCGCTCTCGATGTAGCTTCTGGCTTCCATTCCGAACTCTCCGCAGAGTTCTGTGATGGAGCGGATTCTGGCTCTTTCTTCCTGGATTGCCCTCTGGGTGTCTGCTTCCGGATTTACCGGATTCTGCGGAGGAGCGTTTGGCTGAGGGTTCATACCTCTCTGCTGCTGTTCCTCTGCTTCGATCTCTCCGTTCAATCTCTCGATTTCTCTCTGAAGGGAGTCGAACTCTGTCTGCTCCTCCGCAGTAAGATCTCTGCCTGCTTCTTTGGCGGCATTTACGATTTCCTGCTGACGGAGCATTTTCTGCTGTCTCTGCTGCTTTTTGTTCATCGTCTGTTACCTCCTTGGTTGATGATATTTTTATTTATTTGAAGTTGCCTTTCGAACCAGTCTGTAGAGCGGCTCTGCGTTCCCTGCTCGGTTTCTTCCTCCAGTTCCCTGCCTACACCGACCGTTGGGTCCGCAGGCACGCTCACGATACTAATTTCGTAAGGTGTCCACTTTCTTGCGATGTCTGCCGGTCCTGTGAACCTGCCATCTGCTGACTGTTTGTTTGGCATTACTTCCTCCCATGAGTCTATCTGATAGCCTACGGACGTTGTTTTCAGCGTTCCGCTTTTGACTTTCTGATAGATGAGGTCTGCATCTTCATCGCTGTCGAATTCAACCTCTGCCATTCCACGCAAGTCCTCAATCCATGCCCGGTTTACTTTTCCAATGACACGGTTGCGGTCGTGGTTAAAGAGCAGCACACCAATTTCATTTAATCGTGTAAGGTCTACTGCTCCATCTGAGTGGTCGAGGATTTCTGTTCCCCACCATCTCTCGTATGGTTCTTCAGAGGAAAAGGAAAGAATGAACTTTCGCTCATTCCCCTCGCCTTCCATGGCTCTGATAGAATTAACTGTCAGTTCCCTGGTTGTCTGTTTCTCCTTCTTCCTCTGCTCCATCGCCTTCTTCTGATTCCTGCCCTGTTTCTTCTCCGGTTTGGTTTCCGTCTGTCTGCTGAGGATTGTCGGCAGGTGTTTCCTCATCCTCGTAGAGTTCTGCTGCTGTCTGGTCAAAAATCACACCTCCTAAGTCGATACCCTTATCCTTTGCGTATTCGAGTACCTCTGCCATTTCATCTATCTGCTCTTTCCAGTCACGACCTTGTTCTGCAGCAATCTGCTTGAAGGTCTTTTGTCCTGTGTTCAGAGCGATCTTGTTTGCGTTTGCTTCCTTCTGAGGGTCAATCCATTTCTTCGGTGCTGTGATCCATGCGTGCTCGAAGTATTTATCCTTGTTATCCCAGAAGTCCTTTGCGTCCAGTTCCCCTGCGAGCCACAGCGAAATAATAAAGGTTTCATATATTTCGTCCATGACTTCCATCAGCATCTCTTTTTCCTCTGCGTAGGTCATGTCATCTTCGATGATGCCCTGTCTGGTTGAGGAGTAGTTGCTCTCTGACATATCACGGCTTGTGGCTTCGTAACTGATACCCTGTCCTGCTCCGACAAGTCTCTGCTGCAGCTTGATGTAACTCGCTGCATCCGTTGCCTGTCCGGTCGGGTTTACGACCTGTATCTCATCTCCGGCATTCAGTTCCTTTATCATGCCGGGGGCGATGGATTTGCCCTGGTAGTCCTGGTGCGGTCCCGGAACGCTGCCGTTCTGACGACCGATTCCGGTTGTCGGTAACTGCTTTTTGATGAATACCGAAAGACAGGCTGCTATTCGCTCTTTGACCGATACTGCTATCATAAATTCGTTAGCGTCTCGGATTCTTGTGATTGTCGGACTCATATCGGACATCTCACGCACCTGCGATGGGCGGTGTTTTGTGTATAAAAAAATGACATCTTTCGCATCCACATATACGGGATTTGAGAGTGCCATTCCGTCCACGGAATACTGTCTGATCCAGTACCCCATCGGCTTGTTATACTCATTCATTTCAATACCACCGACTACCTTGTTTCCTTTTTTCTTCGGGAGCATCTGCGAGTTGTCCAGTTCGTCCACCTCGAATGTCTGAAGCTTGAATGGAAGGTATCCGTCCTTGGTGTATCTCTTTACGATAAGGATTCCGCCATCAACCTTTTTTCGTTTCACGCACATTCTCATCATCTGCGTGAAGGACTGCGTTCCGGTCACATCGCAGTTCTGTTTCTTGCACCATTTCTTCCATGCTGTCTGGATGATCTCGTTGGTCTTGTCGCTTCCTGTTTTTGCCTGCAGTGCGTATCCGCCGCCGATAACATTTCGCTTGTACGCTCCGATGACTGAATTCATCATGTCCGAGTTTCGTTCCAAGTCTCTAGCTCTGGCTCTGACATTGTCTCGACTGTACCGGTCCGTAAATTCCGCCGACTGGTTGAGTACCCTCCAGTTTGCATTGCCCCTGTCATAGTTGCCTGCATCGTAGTTTCTCATCTCAGTCAGACTCTGCCGCCATGCTTCCCTGCGTGCTCCCCACTCCGGGGATATAAAACCTATAATTCCGTCTAACCAGTTCATGTCCTACCTCCCATCAAATACTGCGACATAGGTATCATCCAGTAAACTGGTTGAACCCTCTGCTGCGATCTGTGCTGTGAGGTCGTTCCTTAACTTGTAGAGCAGGCTAAGGTCGGCACGGGTTAGCTGTCTCGTACCAATCTTGTAAGACTGGCCGCCTACGAGCACTGCGTAAATGGCATTATTTACTTCGGTCAGCATTTCCGAAGCATTGTAATTGGATTCTACTGCTGCCATGCTCTGCCTCCTTTATACCCATGACCCTTCGTTCTGACTGATCCAGTGTTCTTCCGGGGTGTACTGGGTTGTTTCCTGTTTCTTTGGTTGCTCATTTTCCTGTATCTCATTCAGATGCAGGGTTCGTACTCCGAGGATGTCTGCCGCTGCTGTTGCGTATACCTCGCAGTCCAAGTAGTGGTTGTCTGCGTGGGAGGTTTTCTGCTGCCATTCCTGTTTGACCTTGCCGTTTCCCATTTTGACATTCACTTTATGTTCCGCAGTTACCTGCTCTGCGTACTCTCTGTCGCATCCCTGGTAAACCATCCATGATCCGCTGCCGTTCTTTTTCTGCATTCGTCCGGCGATCATGTCCTTATATTTTCCGGTGTCTACCAATACCAGATTCATGCCGTATGCCTTGCTGTCGCTCTTATTTACCTTGGACAGTTTATAGTGCGACAGCATCGGGTTTGATGAACCCTTGCTTGGCAGTGCCCATTCTGAATTGTTGGCGCAGAAATCGTACACCGTATCTGCGTCATTACCGGAGTCGATCAGTGCCAGTGCTACGACCAGTGGTGTGCTGTCCGGCATCTGGTATTCGAGGTTCATGATTCTCTCTACTTCCTGGAATGAGAAAGCCTGCCCATGTGCTATGTTCTGGCTTGTGAGGTAGTTGCCCCACGCTCTGATGCTCCAGTACAGGCAGTTCTCCTGTACATCGACTCCTGCCGTGAGCAGTTTCGCCCACTCCGGCACTACCAGTTCCTCGTACTCGGTCTGTCTTTCCATGACGAGGTCTGCGTTGGTCTTTAGCTTGGTATCCTCCCACGGCTCTGCAAGCCATGAGTTGACGAAGTTCTGCTGCTTCTCCGGGTCGTCCTTACTGTCCAGAAATTCTTTTACAATCTCCGAAAAGCGAACAAATGGAGAGTACAAAGTGTTCATCCAGAATGCTACCTTGCGGACGAACTTGGTGTTTTCCTTGACCGTCCGCCACTCTCCCTTTCGGAGCATCTCCGGCTTGTCCTGGTCTGTGATTACGCATCCGCACTCCTGGCATACATAAGTTGCGAATTCTGCACGGTCTGCGTAACTCATCCCTTCCTCTTTTGGGAAGTGTATCTGCTTCCACTTGAGTTCGATGTATTCCCCGCAGTGCGGACATGGAACGAAGTAGTGCTTCTCTATGTCTGCATCTTCCTTGGCTTTCCAGATATGCCCTGTTTTCAGTGTCGGTGTGCTTGTGATGAATATCTTCCTGTTGTGGAATGTCTTGGTTCGTTCCCTTGCCAGACTGACAGGGTCGGCTTCCTTTTTGGATGCCCCCGGATATTTATCCACCTCATCGAGAAACAGGAATCGGATTGCCTTACTCGCAAGGCTTGATGGGGAGTTCGAGCCTGCCAGTGTCAGATACATTCCATCAAACTGTAATTCCTGCAACTGCGAGTTCTCATCAAACCTCTTTCGGAGTTCCGGTGCCGCTTTGAACATCGGCTGCAGTCTGTTCTCCGATATGGATTTTGCGAGCGTATCTGTCGGATATACGATCATGGTCGGCGCAGGGTCCTGTTGGACGATGTAACCTACCATGTTCTGGAGGCACTCTGTTCCACCTACCTGCGTAGGCTTCACGTAGACGATTTCCTCTGTCTCATAATTGTTGAACTCATCCATGATGCCTTTAAGGTATGGGGTGTGTTCTGTCCGCCATGGTCCCGGCATTGCAGAGGTCTTGGCATCCAGTACCCTGTACTTGTCTGCCCACTCCGATACCGTGATGTCCTCTGGTGGCTGTAGGAACTTTAAGGCTTCCTTCTGGTATTCTGTGACCTCGTATCTACGATACGGATTTCTTGCCACGCTTTTTCTTTTCCATTTCTTCCGGTGTGCAGCCTGCCACCACAAAGCTGTTTAATAACCGGATGATTTCTGCGTTCAGATCCTTTTCTATCGAGCGAATCTCCATCGGGTCGCAGTGACCGCTGATTCTGCCGGATAGTCGGCTCGGCAGGGATAATGCAAACTTTTTGAATGAAACAAAAAATCGGCTATAGTCCATCTTCACTTCCTCGATGTCGATGTACTTACCCGATGCGATTTCTGTCTTTAATCTATGCATTTCTCCCTGGGATTCCTTGAGGGCGATCTCTGCCTGCAGTTTCTGTTCCCTCAGTTCGGCTTCCTTTTCGGACTTGCTTTTTCCGTATGCCTTGTCTGAAAGGTATTTGACATACCTCTGAATGGTAGGTGCTAATTCATACCGATTCCCCTCTTTGGTCTTGGTTGTTGATATGATGCCCTCTTGAGTAAGCTGCTGCACCCTTCGCACCGTTACTCCGAACAGAGAAGCGATGACCTCTACACGGTAGAAGCCGCCCTGCTGTTCCTCTGCCATTCTACTTTACATCCTCTGCCGGGATTCGGACTGCCTGCTGCCCGGTGTAATCTTCCCACCGTTTCACGATCACATCACAAAATCTCTCATCCAGTTCCATGATGAATGCCGTCCTTCCCAGTTGCTCTGCGGCCATGAGGGTGCTGCCGCTTCCACCGAACAGATCCAGTACATTCCATCCGGACTTACTGGAATTGGTTATGAATTTTCCGACCAGTGCGATTGGCTTCATGGTCGGGTGTATGTCATTCCTTGTCGGTTTGTTCTCGTAAATAACAGAGGTCTGATCTCTGTTTTTCCTGCGGAGTTCTTCCAGATATGCCACAAGTTCGTTTTTCTTCATGGCACTGAAATCTATATCATCTTCCAGAATGACGGTATCCTGTGTCCTGTCATTGATGAAGTAATGCGCCGCACCCTCTTTCCATCCATACAGACACGGTTCGTGTCTCCACTGGTAGTCCTGTCTGCCGAGGACGAATGCGTTCTTTTCCCAGATTAAGCACTGGGCGAGTTTCAGTCCTGCGTCAAGGAATGCCTGTCTGAATATGTGCCCGGTACTCTCTGCGTGGAATACATAGATTGCTGCCCCGGCTCTCATAAATTCATAGGCACTCTGATAGGTTGCCAGTAAGAACGAATAGAAACTCTGGTTGTCCATATTATCGTTCTTGATGTGATTGATGTTGCGGTGTCCTTTGGCAGGGAGGTACTCATCGAGCATCTCTGCCTTGTCTCCGTAGTTGACATTGTATGGCGGATCAGTGACGACAAGGTCTGCGATTTCTCCATTCATCAGAACCGCCATGTCATCCTGCGATGTACTGTCTCCGCACATGAGCCTGTGTCTGCCCAGTAGCCACACATCTCCGAGTTTGGTTACTGGTTCGGCTTCCGCCTGCTCCAGTGCTTCGTCCTCATTGAAGTCATCGTCCACTGCTTCCGGCTCGATAGCGAGTTTGTCCACCAGTTCCGTGAGGTCGTTCTGCTCGAAGCCTGTCAGTGATATGTCGTAATCTCCGAGGTCGAGGTCAAGCAGGAGGTCTTTCAACTTCACTTCATCCCATTCGCCTGTAATCTTATTCAGTGCGATGTTCAGAGCCTTCTCTCTCTGCTTGTCCAGAGCCACCACGACCACGTCCACTTCCTGGTATCCGAGGTCTTTGAGGACGGTTGCCCTCTGATGGCCGCCTATGATAGTTCCATCCTCGTTTATGATGATGGGGTCAACGTATCCGAATTCTTCAATGCTCCGCCTTATTTTCTGGTATTCCGCATCGTCCGGGGTCAGTGCTTTTCTTGGATTGTATTCTGCTGCCTTTAAGTCAGCCAGTTTCCTGCGTTCAGTTCTCAGTTTCTGGTCCATTTCCAAGCCTCCTTCCCGCTTTGCGTAACGAAATGGTTAAAAATTTTTTATTTTATCGGCAAAAAAGCCGCGCCTTCCTCGCCCCGCATTGCATTTTGGGTCTGGGTAGTACCTACGGCGATGCCGTGCCCCGCCTGCACGCAAAAGAGGACACAGCGCAGG